AAAAAGTAAATGCACTAAGAGATTTTGGTGTACAGTTTCCTATATCTATTATGGCTGTAGGAGCAACTGTAGAAGGACAGAATAAAGTTGCTAGTCAAGTATATTCTGAAGCAGTAGATAGAGGATACCATATATCTGCTAGAGTGCATACTTATATTTGGGGCAACGTCATAGGAGTTTAATATGGGATTACATAATTTATATTCTCTTAACATTTTTAGAGCAAGACTTGAAGGTGTTGATAATGAAACATTGGTAAAATTATGTTTAGATAATGCAAATGATATAACAAAAAGAAAAAGTACTAACCCTGCAGCAACAGGTTATGAGGACTCACCATTGGATGCTGGTCATCCTGTAGTAAAAGGATTACGTGATGCTATCAAAAGAACAATACATACAGAGATAGAACCAACAGCACAAGAAGGTGAGATATGGGCTCATGTATTAAGACCAGGAGAGTCTACACAAATACATAGTCATAAGAATAAAAAAGATTGGGATCACTTAGGTTTATCTTGGGTTTACTATCCTCAGATGGTAGATAGAACTAAAGGAGACATGGGTGGTAAGATAGTTTTCCAAACCCACATTGGAGCAATTAAAACTATTAGTAGAGACTTTTCACCAAGCGTAGGAGATTTTATAATCTTTCCGTCTTGGTTAAATCATTTTACTACAAGACATGTAGGTGATAGTATACGTATTTCAATTTCTGGTAATTATAATTATAGAGATGAAGACATGTATAATAAAGTGGCACATGATCCTAATACAGGGATCAAAAAATTAACTGGATTTAATTAAATGGCAAAATATATTTCAACAAAAACTTATAAACATCTTGGACCGGTAGCATATAGACAATGGAGAGCAGACTCTCATTGTAATCTTATTCATGGTTATGCTTTATCGTTTCATTTTGAATTTGAAGCTGATACTTTAGATGCTCGTAATTGGGTTATGGACTTTGGTGGTCTTAGACCTTTGAAACAGAATCTAGAAGATTGGTTTGATCATACATTATTAGTAGCTGATGATGACCCACAGAGAGATGAACTTATAGCTCTTGGTAAATCTGGGCTAGCTAAAATAACTGAGGTAGAAAAAACTGGTTGTGAAGGTTTAGCTACGTGGTTATATGAATACATTAATACTATATTCTTACCAAACTATGGTAAGGAAGAAGCAGCACGTATCTGGTGTTGTAAAGTAGAAGTGAGAGAAACAGATAGTAACATGGCTATGAAAGTGGGGCACAGAGAAGATGGGGAATTCAAATGAAACATATGATTATAGTTATAAAAAGTTTACAAACGACGTAGTAAAAATTTGTGAGTGGCTTAAGCCACAACGTACAGGATATACACCTTATGGTGTTGATCCTTGGGAACCAGATTTAATAGTATCTATTAATAGAGGTGGTTTGATTGCCGGTGTATATATATCACATGCATTAAACTTACCTCATTATCCATTACACTATCAAACAAGAGATGGTAATAATGAGATGCTATTTCATAAACCAGAAGGTTTTGATCAAAGTAAAAACATTATGTTAGTTGATGATATAAATGACTCTGGTAAAACATTTAAAGAAGTAGTAGCAGCTTGGGATTGCTGTAATTTAGGACCGTCACCTGTAACAAGAAGAGTGAAAACTGTATCATTAATATCAAGATATAATTCTGAATATAATGTTGACTTTAGTTGCAGAACATTGGATAACGATAACTGGGTAGTCTTTCCTTGGGAAAGAGTATATAACGAGAAGGATAATTGCTGATGGCATTACAAATAGAAAAGACCGATAGTACTTTAGGTTGGGAAGTACATGATCATTTAAGGTCTATAGGTATTGAAACACCTATGACTCCTAACACGACTGATATGATGGATAAGCAAAAGCTATCTATAATAGAAGAACATTTTGAAAAGATAATGGAAGTATTAGGTCTTGACCTAATGGATGACTCTATGCAAGATACGCCTAGACGTATGGCTAAGATGTATTTAAATGAATTGTTTTGGGGATTAGATCATAAGAACTTTCCTAAGTGTACAGCAATAAAAAATAAAATGTCTGGAGTTAATACAGGACACTCATTTGTATTAGAGAAAGGTATTACTGTTAACTCTGTATGTGAGCATCACTTTGTTCCTATCTATGGTAGAGCTACTGTAGCTTATGTTCCTAGTGGTAAAGTTTTAGGTCTATCTAAGTTAAATAGAATTGTGGAATACTTTAGTAGAAGACCTCAAGTACAAGAAAGATTAACAGAACAGATTAGAGCTGCATTATCATATGTTGTTGAGACACCTGATGTAGCTGTGTATATGGATGCAGAACACTTCTGTGTAAAAACTAGAGGTGTACAGGATGAAAATAGTTCTACAGTAACTTTATCTGTAGGTGGTATATTTGCAGAAGATTCATCTGATACTAGAAGAGAGTTTTTAAACCTAGCTAGGATGCCTACTTAATGCCATTTGATAATCCTAAAGTAAAAAATGAAACAGGTAACAAACAAATATTTGTTACTTGGCAGAAGGAAGGTATACATCAGTATCCTGGTGCACCAGAAGGTGTAGAGTTTTTACAATATCCTCATAGACATATGTTTCACTTTAGAGTAGAGATAGATGTATTTCATAATGATAGAGATATAGAATTTATATTATTGAAAAGAGAACTAGAAGGTCTTTATGATGATGGAACTTTAGAACTTGATCATAAGTCATGTGAGATGATGGCTGATGATTTATCTGAATACATTTATGATACTTACCCTGGTCGTAACTTTCAGATAACTGTTAGTGAAGATGGAGAGAATGGAGCAATCTGTACTTATCCTGTAAAAGATAGTAATGTAATAGTAGGAGAAATTCATTGATAGACTTTTGTCATATAATGCCAACAGCATTTTTGAATACATATGCAAACAAATATAACACTCAATTAATATTGGCACACTTAGTTGAAGAAGATGAACAATATGCTAACTTCTTTGCAAAGTATGATAGAACAAAGATTATGGATAACAGTGCATTTGAAATGTTTAAAACTGGACAACCTATGTATCCAGCTAATAAGTTAATTGAGATGGGACATAAAGTTAATGCAGACTATATTGTATTGTCAGATTATCCTAATGAGAGACCATCTAAAACTATAGAAGCTGCTGAGTTTCTAGCTCCTAAGTTCAAGGAAGCAGGCTTTGGTACATTCTTCTGTCCTCAATCTAAGATAGGAGATCTTGAAGGACTTGTATCTGCTTTTGCTTGGGCAGCTAATAGTCATCATGTAGACTACATTGGTTTTAGTATATTGAATATACCTAATGCTTATGGTGTAGAAAAAAATAATAAATTACAAAGATATCTTTCGAGATTGAAGTTCATGCAAGAACTAGATAAGAGAGGTATACTTCAACAGATTGTAGATAATGGAAAGAAGATTCATTTTCTAGGAATGGTAGATGGTCCAAATGAAATCGAGCTTATGGGATATAATGGCTACGACGAGTGTATTGATACTTGGGATAGTAGTGCTGCTGTGTGGTATGGTCTTAATGGTATCAAGTTTGATAATAGCCCAACTGGTGCAGTTAATGGTAAATTTGAAAAAGAAGTTGACTTTAATGAAAAGCAAGGTGACAATACGTCGGTAAGATATAACCTAGCTTATATTGATAAATTATGTGGAGGTGAAGATGCTAAAGAATATAGGTCTAACGACTAATATATCTAAGCTACCAGAAGAGAACATACAACCTAATGCTGTAGACTTATGTATTGATAAGGTATGGGAAATAGGTGATGAGGAGTTCTATATTGGTATAGATAAAAAACAACATAGAAAAAATACAAAAGAAATCTTTCCGGATAGTACAGGAGAGTGGTTATTAGAAGAAGGTAAGAAGTATCAATTTGATACATCTCACTTTGTAAATATACCTGAAGGCTTTGCTGGATGGCTAATACCTAGATCAACTCTAAACCGTAATGGTATAACAATCACATCAGGATTATATGATAGTGGCTTCCAAAATTATGTTGGAGGTGTAATGCATGTTGGCTGTGGTAATGCAAGAGTACAGAAAGGTGCTCGTGTAGCTCAGTTTATATACATTGAAGCTGAAACAGATAGTATGTATGATGGTGATTACAATGCGGTTTAATGAAGATAAGTTTATAAAAGAAGTAGAAAAGTATATCAAAAGTACTTACGATCAACATTATGTTGGTAAGAAGGAAGTACAGACTATTGATGTATGGGAGACGTTAGGTAGTATTGATACAACGTGTAGAGATACTGCTATAAAATATTTGATGAGGTATGGTAAGAAGGGTGGCTATAATAGAAAAGATCTATTGAAGGCTGTTCATTATATTGTACTGTTAGCACATTTTACTGAAGGAGATAGTAATGGAAATTAAGATTGAGATTGACGAACTAAAGAAGAGAAAACTATTTGTAGCTACTCCAATGTATGGTGGACAGTGTCATGGTATGTATACTAGAAGTACTAATGACTTATCTGCATTGTGTATGCATTATGGAATAGAAGTTAAGTTTTATTATTTGTTTAATGAAAGTTTAATTACAAGAGCTCGTAACTATTGTTGTGATGAGTTTATGAGAAGTGATTGTACACATATGATATTCATTGATAGTGATATTGGTTTTGATGCAAGAGATGTATTGTCTATGATGGCATTGATGAACCATGAAGAAGATCCACAGAAGTATGATATATTATGTGCACCTTATCCTAAGAAATGTATTGCTTGGGAAAAAATTAAAGCTGCTGTAGATCAAGGTAAAGCTGATGAAGATCCTAACCACTTAGATAACTATGTTGGTGACTATGTATTTAATCCTGTACCAGGTACAGATAGAATACAATTAGATGAACCAGCTGAAGTGTTAGAAGGTGGTACTGGATTTATGATGTTTACTAAGAAAGGCCTACAAAAATATAAAGATGCTTATTGGGAAGATAGTGAAGATAGTCCTAATGGATTTAGATATAGACCTGACCATGTAAGAACAAAAGAGTTTGATGGTAGTACAGAAATAATGATGTACTTCCAAGCATTGATTGATCCTGTATCAAGAAGATACTTATCAGAAGATTATATGTTCTGTCAGTGGGCTCGTAAGATAGGTCTAAAGATATGGTTATGTCCTTGGATGAAATTACAGCATGTAGGTACTCATGTGTTTGGTGGATCGCTAACTGACTTAGCTCAGATACAAGCAAGTGCTACAGCTGATGCCGGTAAGGTTGGTAAGAATAGTGGTAAGAACCAGGTCAAAGGTCCTTTAGAAGATTCTAAAGCTACTATGAAAGATACAGGTGCAGTACCTAATAGAGTAGAAGGTACATTTGAAGATGATACAGCTAAGAAGTTAGCTGCTAAGAAAGCGAGACAAAATGCAAATAAGTAATCAAACAATACAGATACTAAAAAACTTTGCTATGATTAATCCTTCTATAGCATTTGAGCCTGGTGAAACATTACAGACTATAGCAACATCTAAATCTATAATGGCTAAAGCTAAGATATCAGAAAGCCTTACAACATCAGGAGCTATCTATGATCTTAGTAGATTCTTAGGTGTAGTAAGTTTATTTGAGAAACCTGATTTTAATTTTACTGAACGTCAAGTTGTTGTAAGTGGTGGAAGGTCTTCTGTTAATTATACATTTGCAGACTCATCTATGATTACAACACCACCTAAAGATAAACAGATTACTATTGATAATCCTGATGTGGATATTAATATACCTGGAGATAAAATACAGTCTGTATTAAAAGCAGCTGCTGTATTACAATTACCAGAAGTGTCTGTTATGTGTGATGGATCTCAAGTATATCTTCAAGCATTAGATAGTAAGAATCCATCTACTGATGACTATAAAGAAGAATTAGATTTAACTAATGATACAAAGTTTAATTTTATCTTTAAGACTGAAAACTTTAAAATGATGCAATTTGATTATAATGTGAAACTAACTAGCAGAGGCATAGCTCAATTTACTTCTACATCTTCTGATATGGAATTATACTATTGGGTAGCTGTTGAAGCTAATTCAACATATGGATAGATTATGAGAGAGGAATATCTTTGGGTAGAGTCTTGGAGACCTAAGAAGGTTGATGAGGCTATACTACCAAAAGCCTTACAGGCTACATTCCAAGAGTTTGTAGACCAAAAAAATATACCTAATCTAATATTAGCTGGTGGACCAGGTGTAGGTAAGACTACCATAGCCAAAGCTATGTTAGAGCAATTAGACTGCGATTATATTGTAATAAACGGTAGTTTATCCGGTAACATAGATACACTACGTAATGAGATAATGCAGTTTGCATCTTCCGTTAGTTTATCTGGTGGAAGAAAATATGTTATATTAGATGAAGCAGATTATCTAAATCCTAATAGTACACAACCAGCTCTTAGAAACTTTATGGAAGAGTATTCTAAGAACTGTGGTTTCATTCTTACTTGTAATTTTAAGAATAGAATTATACAACCACTACACTCTCGTTGTAGTGTAATAGATTTTAAGATCAATGGTGATGCTCCACAATTAGCATCTAAGTTTTTTAAACGAGTTGAACATATACTGACTACAGAGAATATTACTTATGATAAAAAAGTTGTAGTAGAACTTATAACAAAGTTCTTTCCGGACTATAGAAGAGTACTAAATGAATTACAAAGATATAGTGCATCTGGAACAATTGATAGTGGTATACTAACTAATCTATCAGATGAGAATTTTAAAACACTTATCAAACATTTAAAGAATAAAAATTTTACAGACATGAGAAAATGGGTTGCAAGTAACTTAGATAATGAACCTGTTGTATTGTTTAGAAACATATATGACAATGCATCTCATGTAATGAATAAAAGTTCTATCCCTCAACTAGTTCTAATTATAGCTGATTATCAATATAAAAGTGCCTTTGTAGCTGACCAAGAAATAAATATGGTTGCATGTTTAACACAACTAATGGCAGAATGCGAATGGGTTTAAGAAAAGTTGCTGTAGTAGGTAATGGTATTGCTGGTATAACAACTGCATACTTTCTTGCTAAGAGAGGTATTGAAGTTGATATCTATGATAGAAATAAATCAGTAGCACTTCCTCCTGCTTGTAGTTATCAAAATGGTGGACAGTTATCTGTAAGTAATTCAGAAGTATGGAATACTTGGGATAATGTCTTTCGTGGTCTTGGATGGTTATTTAAAAAAGATGCTCCCCTTGCATTAAGACCTGACGTTATTAGTTGGGATAA